AATATTGTGGCGAACCATGGGATCATGCTGAGCTACACGATATGCCAACTCCCAAAAGTTTAGCTAAAAACGACCAGCCATTGCCTTATAAGGAGGCGGCGGCTTTATTCTCCAAGCTCGGTTGCGGGGCCTTCCAAACAAATTTTGGAGAGAACAATCCAACAATGTGCAGGGCTTCCATGATTGACTCAGACGCGGCAGCGTGGGCGACGGCTTCGCACATTTTGTCGGACGAACCTGATGACTGGTTGTATTAAGATGTATACTGCAATCAAACAAGCTGCGCAGCAATATGTTGAGCATGAATATGAAACGACTATTGATAATCAGTCATTAGATTATGAGCATGAGCGGATGTGGGAATTTGCTCTGGGATGTGCAGAGTCTGTGACCTTAGACATAATTGAATTGGTTCTAGAAAATCATCCAGAGTTACGCAAAGTTTTTGATAAAATTGAAAAAGACTTAGCATGGAAGGAAAGGAAGTGAAACATATACTCGATGCCCTCGCATCTCTCGGCCTAGTGGTAATACCACTAGGCGCAACGATCATAGTCTGGATATTAATAGCTAGAGAAATAATAAGGATAATGTGATCCCTGGCTCGAGGGTTATCGAGCACTTTCCTTTTCCCCTGGGGCCTCGGCCCTGGGGGTTTTCTTTTTCTAAAGGCCGCAAGACAGGCCGCAAGGCGCAAGATTAATCCAAGCTACGGGACAGGCCGCAAGACTTTTATGCTTGTGGTTTGGTTGTGGTTTGGTATAATAAATCTATCAACTATTACAAAAGGAAATTTTTAATGAAACAGAAATTTGAACAGGCTTTTGATGTAATAAAAAACGTTTATATGTTTATGCACGAAGACGACGAAGCCTTATATTTTAAGCACATTGTTACTCGTGAATATATAAAGGTACAAAAATGAAAAGTGCCATTTTATATGAAGGGCCTAGTCTATTAGACGATAAGCCTATTGTAGTTGTTGCGGTCTATTCGGATCGCAACACTAAAACTGGTCACGTAGTCCAGACATACATTCTCTGCAAAGATATAAACCCAATGGAAGCAAGCAAGACAGGCGAAGACTTTTCTATTTGTGGTTCTTGCATCATGAGAGGGGAAACGACCGACGACCCAAAGCGCAAGCTTGCAAAGGGTCGTCGCTGTTATGTCAAACTATTTCAAGGTCCGTTGATTGTTTGGAAGTCTTACAAGGCTGGACGATATGAACACGGCAACGCAAGAGACATGGGCCGAGGGCGATTTGTAAGGCTCGGAACATATGGTGATCCCGCCGCCGTGCCGCGTTATGTTTGGGATAATTTGTTAAGCCAAGCTAATACTTGGACAGCATACACCCATCAAGAGGGGAAAATGTCCGAAATTTGTATGCAATCTGCCGATACTTACGAGCAAGCAAAAGAACATTGGGCAGCGGGGCGTCGAACCTTCCGAGTAATTAAGGATCTATTAGACTTGGACAAACAAAACGAAACACTTTGTCCAGCTTCCAAGGAAGCGGGGCGTCGGGTACAATGCACCGCTTGCAAACTCTGCAAGGGATCGAGCAAAGCCAAATCAATAGCGATAGTAGAACACTAAACAAAGGGGCCTCGGCCCCTTCACTCTTTCCCTGGACACAAATCATAGTATCCCTGGACACACGCGCATATAAGAAACAAATCAAGGCGCAGGGCGCAAGGCGCAAGACATTCTAGATTCTAAAACAGGGCGCAAGGCGCAGAACAAGGGCGCAAGGTTCTTGAACCGTTGACCACGTGCCATGGATATCCCACCATTAATCAAATCTGCCCCCTGATCACCGTCAAATAAAATTAGATCGCTGTCCTTGAGGCTCTTTACTAAGAAAAAATTTGACCCACCTCTTGCCCAATAAGCCATATTCCACGCAACTTGATGGGGTGAGACTTTTACCGCGTTTCCTTTGCTTACCTTCAACTCACACCAAAACGGCAACCCATCCCAAACCATATGACAATCAGGAACACCGCCCCCATGCTTGTTTTCAATCCTCGTTGCGAAGCACTTCTTCGGCAAGTTCTGCCTTATCATGCTCCAGAAGTTTGCTTCTTGTCCCTTGCTCATCAGTCACATCCTTGTAATCCCCATCGATCTGAAATGCCTGTGGATATTGTTTCTGTAAAGACGCTAATCTTGCAGTGATTTCATCCCTAGATAATTGATCGATTGTGTTTATTGTTTCTCGTCTATCGATGGTCAAACCACCCAAAGCCGACCTGATTTTTTCCGCATTGATTGCGGCTGAGAATTGTCCTGCATCTTCTGCACCTAAAGACAAAGTATATAATCGTTCCAATTGACCAATGGTTGTGACACCATATCGTCTTTCCCTTTCGTCTCTCAGTTCTTGGATGTACTCCACAACGTGTGGATAATCCCGACCGTTCAAAAGTATTGATGCTTGCTTTGGTGCTACATCTTCAGAGTACCCTGCCTTCCTTGCACACTCTGCATTTGAATAGATGCCTTCCACAATATGAGTAGCAAAAGTCATCTGTCTGTTGGTCAATTGTCTCCCATGTTCTTCTTCAATTTTCTTTTTGATCGAAGCCATTGTTCCCCTCATCAATATGATTACATATGATTACGCTGATTACACTGTTTTTGGCAAGCTTGGACATTTCAAAACTTCCATATAAGGAAACTACCGTAATCATTTGGGTCATTTTGTAATCAAGTGTAATCACATTGGGCTATATAAATAAGGTGTTGATTACGCTGTTTACGCTGATTACAAAAAAAATTACTCAAAAAAAAAAAAAAATATTTTTCTCGCTGAATGTGCGTAATAGGTGTAATCAATAGGTTTTTGTTGACACCCCTGCCCCATCTGCTATTCTACAACCATTCAACATTTGTAATACATATAGAAAGGAAAGATTATGAATTTAGAAATGAAAGCTATCAAGCATTTTGCATCAGGCAGTGAGGAAACATATTGCTACACTGCGACTGTCTATCTGGACGGCAAGCCATTCTCTTTGGTTAGCAACAACGGACATGGTGGTTGTGACAGTGATTACTCACACAATAATTTCAAGGGCGACTATCGTGCGACCATGAAAAAGGTTGATGAGTATTTCAAGTCATTACCGAACACAGATCCATGTAAATATTTCCCTGAAGGATTGGAGCAAAGCTTTGAGCGTTGGTGTTCTGAGCAAGTAACTAATTTCTTGTACAAGAAAGACGTGAAGAGAGCCTTGAAAAAGAATAAGGTTGTTTACCGAAAAGATAAGGAAGGTAAGATGGGTCTCTATGATTATGACATCAGATACGAGTCTGATAGTTTGAAGCGTCATTGGCCTGATGCGGTAATCTTAAATGATGTGTCTTTTGATGAGGCCATGAATATCTGGAGAGGACATTTCGATGCCTAATCATTGTTATCAGAGTGTTTACCTAGCAGGTAATCCAAAAGAAATTGACCGTCTTTACGAGGCGGTCAAGGAAGAAAAGTTTTTGAACGCTGTAATTCCAGAGCCGAGTACCATGTTTCACGGTGCGTTGGGCGATGAGGAGCGCAAGATGTGCGAGGCGCAGGATCGTCCGAACTGGTATGACTGGCGCAATGACAATTGGAATACGAAGTGGGATATTTGTGCGGCTGAGATTATTGAAGAACCGCAGGAGATGGATCATTATCCTATGCCTACGAAGTATTTTACGTTCCGTTGTTGGACGGCATGGGCACCACCTATTCCAATTTGGGATAGGCTTCACGAGATGGGCTTAGATATTTCTGCTGATTATCAGGACGAAGGTTCGATGTTTGAGGGTGAGTATCAGAATGGCAAGGATAAATGTTGGCGACCAGTAGAGGAGGATCGATATGAGTGAGACGAACACAATTCATATTATTAATGAGGAAGCGTGGACTTTAAGCGAAGGTCAGAAGAACGTGCTTCAAGTTGCGGTGGATCACATGATTGAGCACCTTGAGGATTTGGCTCATGATCATCCGACCGCAGAGCAATACAAGCGTAGGCTTGTGGATGCGCGGACGCTCAAGATTATGGTGGAACCATGGTAGCATATTATAATGAGATAGACCCATACGCCGCAGAATGGCTCAGATCGTTAATTCGGTCTGGGCATATAGCAGATGGAATAGTGGACGAGAGGAGCATATCAGATGTCCGACCAGATGAACTTCAAGAATTTACTCAATGTCACTTCTTCGCAGGGATCGGGGTCTGGAGTTACGCACTCCGATCCGCAGGGTGGGAAGACGACCGACCAGTTTGGACAGGATCTTGTCCGTGTCAACCTTTCAGCAACGCAGGTAGCCGAAAAGGGATTACTGACGAGCGGCACCTCTGGCCTCACTGGTTCCACCTCATCGAACAGTGCCGACCTTCAACGGTCTTTGGCGAACAGGTTGCAAGCAAAGACGGCCTCGGTTGGATCGACCTTGTACAAGCTGACATGGAAGGAGAGGACTACGCCATCGGGTCATTTGATCTCTGCTCTGCGGGCTTCGGTGCTCCGCACATCAGGCAACGTCTCTGGTTCGTGGCCGACACCGACGACACGCGACCACAAGGGTGGGTATCAGGGCGGTCGGATACGGAACGGCAAGATCAGCACGGACACGTTGGATGTAGCGGCTCAACTATCGGGATGGGCAACACCGACATCGATGACGGGCGGAACGAACATAGCACCGTCACATCTGAACGGGAAGCACGGTTGGAACACGGGGGCACAAGCACAGATGGCGGTGTGGACCGAGGACGGAGCGGCAAGACTAACGGTCACTGGTCAGATGCTGACTGGCTCAGATGCCGAGATGGAAAGTGGAGGCCAGTTGAACCCTGCACATTCCCGTTGGTTGATGGGGCTACCGCAAGGGTGGGACGACTCCGCGCCTACGGCAACGCCATCACAGCGCAAGTCGCGCAAGGATTAATCGAAAGTTACATGGAGGTGAGAGATGATAGTTGACGTTCGAAGTCCTGTGTCTGCTTACATCGAACTAAATGGTTTTACTATTTATGTCGAGGTCAGTGAGGCTACAGAAAACAAACCGCACATTAGTTATTGGGAGGATAAAGATGACGGATCGTGAGATGGAAGACATGTTGGATGAGATATTCCGTAAAGTATTTAGGGAGGATTGGTGATGGGTACATGTGACTATTGCGGTGATAAAGTTGATCACCTTTATGCGTCAGAAGATCCTGACACATTTAAGATCATTCGTGTTTGCGAGGAATGCGAATGGGGTCCAGTGAAT